ATGAAGACCTTGAGAGCCGCAAAGATTGGGTCAAGGACCGCGCTGACGGCATCAAGCTCCTTGGCCTGAAGATAGAATTGCCCAGCGTTGCCGGTGCATCTGACGGCGCGCCTGTCGAAGGCATGTCGCGTGTGCGCCACCCGCTGCTTCTTGAAGCTGTTTTGCGCTTTCAGGCCAATGCGCGCTCTGAAATGCTGCCAACAGACGGTCCTGTTAAGATCCGCAGCGACAATAACTTTGCCACGCTTGAGGATGATCAGGCTGCAAACGCCCTTGAGCGCGATTTTAACCATTATTTGACCGTAACGGCGACAGAATACTACCCAGACACCGACCGTATGCTGTTGATGCTTGGTTTTGGCGGTACATCCTTCAAAAAAGTCTATTATTGCCCGCTTCGCAACCGCCCGGTGTCCGAAACCGTCGACGCCGATGACCTTATCGTCAATAGTGCGGCCACAGACTTGGCAAATGCGCGCCGCATCACGCATCGCGTCATGCTTCGCCCTTCAGTTGTACGCCGTTTGCAGATTTTGGGCGTATATCGCGACATCGACCTTGGAACAGCCTCCCCGCAGAAGCTGGATACGTTCCAGCGGCAGGAAAAAGACCAGCAAGGCGTGTCTGACACGATTGCAAGCACAGATGACCGTGATCGCGAGATCTATGAGTGCTATTGTGAGCTTGATATCAAGGGTTACGAGCATAAGCACAAGGGCAAGCCATCCGGCCTTGAGGTTCCTTACCGGGTAACCATCGACGTTTCTTCAAAGGAAGTACTTTCCATCGTCCGCAACTACGACGATTCCAAAGAAACAGGACTGCCAGAGGCGCGGCAGGTGTTTGTCAAGTATACATTCGTTCCGGGTCTTGGTTTCTACGACATTGGTCTTCTGAATATTCTTGGAAACACAACAAACGCAATTACGGCTGCTTGGCGCGAGTTGCTTGACGCCGGGATGTACTCAAACTTCCCCGGCTTCTTAATGGCTGACACTGGTGCCCGTCAAAACACCAACATTTTCCGTGTCCCACCGGGCGGTGGCGCTTTGGTTAAGACGGGTGGCTTGCCTATTCGTGACGCCATCATGCCTTTGCCGTACCAGCCGCCAAACCAAGCCCTCATGGCTCTTGTTGGCGACATGGCACAGACCGGCATGCGTATTGGCGGCACGTCTGAGCAGCAAGTTGGCGAAGGTAACTCTGAAGCTCCTGTGGGCACCACGCTTGCGATGATCGAACAGGCCACAAAAGTCATGAACGCCGTCCACAAGCGCATGCATGCATCGCAGGCGCAAGAGTTCCAGTTGCTGAAAGAGTGCTTCCGCGACAATCCAGAGAGCTTCTGGCAGCGCAACAATGCAAAGACACTGCCGTGGGATGAGAAGGTTTTCCTGAAGGCACTTGATGACTGCAACTTGATCCCGCAGGCTGACCCCAACACAGCATCGCACGGTCAGCGCGTCATGAAGATCATGGCTCTGAAGCAGCTACAGGCTGCTAACCCTTCGATGTACGATCCGATTGCCATCGATACTGCCGCATTGCAGGCCATTGGCTGGAACAATCCGTCCCAGTTCCTTGTTCCGCAGCAAGCGCAGCAATCGCCTCCACCAGAGCTTATTCAGGCTCAGGCTCAGATGGCAAACCAAGCCAAGGATTCTGAAGCGCGCATGATGGTAGCTCAGGCCAAGGTCGCTGAGACGCAGGCTAAGATCCAGCAGGGCGCATTTGCACCTAAGCAGGGCGCGAATAATCCAAATGGTGGTCAGCCGACTGCCCTTGATCTGGAAACGCTCAAGATCAAGATGATGGATGCTGAAACACGGGCACGGGCCGTTGAATTGAAAGCTGGTTCTGCGGCTACTGAAGACCAGAACCGCGACCTTGACCGCCAGAGCCGTGAACGTGTGCAGCTTATGGAGCTTGCGCGTGACATCTTGACACACCCTGAGTCTGTTGAGCAGGCAGAGGCCGCATTCGGTGACATCAGGAAGGAAATTGAGGAATGAAATTCAGTCCAGATTCCATAACACGGGCAATCCGTATTGCTCAAGCTATTGGATCAAAGATTGACCCCGCTTTTGGGGCCATTCCTATGTTCAAAGATGGCGAAGGCGCGCCCCTTGAGCGCGACACCAGCAGACAGACACAAGATGTCCGTATGCCTATGAATTATCCGCCCAAAGAACAGTTTGCCGAAGGTGGCTTTGCAGTTAACAATCCAATGTCCGTCTTCCCCAAGCCACAGCGTATGTGGGATGAGGAAATGCCGGGTGGCGCATATTTGTCGATGCCTGACAAGGAAGACATTACCGGCCACAAGGCGGCGCAAGCTTCTATCGGCATTGGTGAGGGCGGCAGGCCGTATTTCCACGCCTCACGCGATGAGGTTGATGAAACAGGTACGCCCGGTAAGGGCAGCGCACTGGTTAAAACCAACCTCTTTAAGCAAAAAGCTGGCTGGAAGTGGAAAGATGCGCCTGAAGGTCATGAGGACACCGGCACAATCGTTTCTGTCGAGCATCGTGGCAACCACCACTATGTACTTGGCGCGCATTTTCCTAACGGCGTAGACCTCAGCCGCTATCCTAACGCAACCTCTGAGCCCCGCCTGCGCCCCACCACCCGTGGTAACGTCGAACTGGGTCCACAAGTGGGGTCTATCCTTGTTCGTGGCCGTGAGCATCCCGTACACAGCCATGCCATCGTGCGCGAGTATGGCGGGCGTGTAGGCTATGACACTGGCGGTAGGCTTGATGATGATGATCATAAGATTATTGCATATCACGGCACCAACAAGGATTTTGAAGACTTTGGGATGGACCAGCCTCGCGGCGGAATTACATTCACAACCGACAAGTCCGCCGCCGACTATTACGCCAAAGATCGTGCGCGTAAGCTTGGTGGTAAGCCGCGCACGGTGAAGGTGCGTCTCAATGTTAGCAATCCTTTTTATTCACAAGAAACCAACTATTATGTTGACGATGTTAGTCACGCCAAGCCTCGCGGTCACGACGCGGTTATTGGACCTGCGATTGATGTCGATCCGGAGGTTACTCCTGCACATCTTGTGCCTAAAAACATTACCGTCTGGAATAACAAGAATGTCGAAATTCTTGATCATGGTCACGATCAGGACCATTTTTCTGCGGGCGGCTATGCTGACGGCGGCAGGCTTGATGATGATCAACCAACCGACTATGCCGCGCCAAACGACATGGGCCTGTACAGCCATGCAGCAGTGACGGCTGCTAATGCCCAGCAGGCGAAGGCATCGCCTGAGGAGTTCCGCAACATCCTGACCAACCGTGGCGTCAAGCCAGCCGAATTTGATGCATCTGGTTACGATGAGGCTTTTGCCGACCAACCGCAGGTTACCCGTGAACAGGTTGCTGCACATTTTAACGAGAACCTGCCAAAAATCGAAGAAAAGGGGTTCTACGTTAACGAGCCATACACGGATAAAATGCGGGAAGCTGAAAAAGCTTATTGGAAAGAGTTTGGAGAGCATCAGGCTCAGGCGGCGGCATACATTGATGCAAACCCCGGCAAAACTATGGAAGATTTTGATCCGGGATACGCCAAGCGTATGGCTATACGAAGCGCATTCGATAATAAAAAGGACGCCATAAGAGACGCTGAGGGCGCACCTAAAAGTGCCGGTGAGCCATATCATGAAGATTACACCCTTCCCGGCGGAGAAAACTACCGCGAAATTTTGTTAAAGCACGACAGTGAAGAAAATCATTATAATAAATATGATCACTTCGGTGGTGAGCCTAACGTATTGGCCAGCCTTCGGCTGCTTGACCGGCAAGACGATGACAACAACAAGGTCTTGCATCTTGAGGAAATACAAAGTGATTGGGGCCAGCAAGCGAGAGAAATTGGCGTGTACAGCCCCAAAGAGCATCAGAAGTATCTTCGTGACCTTGAGGAACGCTCCCTTCCTTTGTATGCCAAGAAATTCAATTTCTCTGAAGATACTGTCCGCTCCAGACTGCCCACATGGAAAAAAATAGATCCTCAAACACACAGCAAAATTGCCAAAATGCTTGGCGAGAGCGATGAGTTTGATAGCAGGGTCAAGGAAAACGATAAGATCAAAGAAGAGACTGTATCTGGAGCCCCTTATATCGACAGTACAGATAAGTGGCTTAACCTTGGCTTGAAGCGCGCTTTGATTGAAGCTGCGCGTGGTG